AAGCGTGGTCCAATGAGCTTTGGCAAGATTTATAGCGTTCTTAATGAAATTTTGCGTAGGGGAGGGCGTTATAAAAATGGAGCCGTTGTGTTGCATCTTGATTATTCACATGCTGATGCTTTGCAATTCGTGAAAGCATCGAGAAGTGACTTTCCGTGGGTGAAACGTTGTCTCAATGTGGATGAAAATTTCCTTTCTTCAGCATCGCCAGAGCTAATTGATGCCACGCTTAAAGGCATTGCTTCTGGTGATATTTGGCTGAACAAAATGCGTTGGGACAATAATGGCGAACGTATTTTGCCTAATGTTTGTTTAGAAGTGTATCTTCCGCATCGTGGCACTTGTCTTTTGGAGCATGTGAATCTTGGCGCCTGTGCCATTGATGATCTTGAGACAGTGTTTCCGGAGGGCATGGAAGACTTGTGCTCCCTGCATGGTCGCACTGGCGTGGGTGACACGGGAGAATACCTGCCAGCTTCCATTGATAAGCAAGTGGGACTTGGCATTCTTGGGCTTGCCAATTTCTTGGCAAATAATGGCACCACTTACAAAGATTTCGGTAATGCACTAGAGGCATTTTTTGGTGCGCCTAGTGAATGGAGCCGTTGGGAAGAGACCATTCCAGGGCGAATTGTTGAAGCATTGCACAATGGCATTCATCGCGCTGCTCAAGTGGCGAAGTTAAATGGTATGGTACGTGCGTTTGCAATTGCTCCCACTGCATCGTGTTCCTATCGCTATACAGACATCAATGGCTTCACCACAGCTCCTGAAATTGCTCCTCCCATTGGGCGTTATGTGGATCGTGATAGTGGCACATTTGGCGTGGAAAGTTTCGACTATGGCAATGTAGAAACAGCGTCAGACGTGGGGTGGGAGAATTATAAAAAAGTGGCAGACGGCATTGTACGACTGTATCAATCCACTGATTTGTTTCATGGCTATTCGTTTAATTCATGGTCAGATGTTGTCACTTATGACCGTGATTTTTTGAAGGATTGGCTAGAGTGTCCTCAGACAAGCCTCTACTATTCCCTGCAAGTCCTCCCGGACACGCAGCGGAAAGACGATGCCTACGCGGCATTAGATGACGATTTCAAATCCATGTTTGGTCTCGATGAAGACAGTTCATCGGGAGATGGAGGAGAGTCGTCTTGTGATTTAGAGGCGGGATTCTGCGCGGCATGTGCAGAGTGATTGTTTCCTTCGCATTGATCAAATGACTGTTAAAACGGCTCAATCTTTTTCCGTGGTTTCTCCCTCTCCCTCTCCCTCTCCCTCTCCCTCTACCTATTTGAACATGCTTGCCAAGAAGCGTCCTTGGCAGGCGGTGCCCGTGGATCAAGGGAAGTTGGTTGAAGGGAGTGAGGAAACTATTTTTCGCGCATTGGCCTTGCGTCACTTGGAGCTTCCCGTAAGGGAGTTCCTGCAGCAAGGATTAGAGCGTGATTTGCCAACCACTCCTGGAGTGGTGGAGGCTCTTGTTCATAATCAAAAGGACGAGGAGCGTCATGATGAGGCTCTTGGCTACATCGCTGCAGCCCATGGTGTTAATGAGCAAGCGGAAAAAGAAGCTCAAAACATCTTGAAAGCTTGGCTTGAGCATCCCGCCCATCCAATTTTGAAAGCATCAGTTCTTGAAAGGTCTATTTTCTTTGTCATTCTTCCATTCTTTCGCTTCAATGGAGACGTGGGCATTCGCACGGTCAGTGCGGACATTAGCCGTGACGAGATTAGTCATGTTGGCATCCACTCCTTGGTCGCACGCGAGCTTAATGAGAATGCGGGACAATCTTTGAATAAGCTGCGTCGCGCTACGGCATTATGGATTTTCGATAAGCTAGGTTTTAGCGAGAACAAGTGGCTGGACAAAGATTTCTGGCTGCGTCAAAGCGACAATTTATTTGAACGCGGAAAAACAGAAGAATTGTCTGATACGCAACGTTCCCGGATGCCAGCATTTTTTGAAGCGCCAAACACATCACTGCCGTCCTACGGAAAGGCTTAGACTGACAATCCCGCTCCGAGGAGAGGGGTTACGGAAGCAAGGGGCCTTGAGCCCCTTTTTTTCATGCTTCTCTAACAATTGCTTGTCTGCATGGGTATTTTGACTTACCATTAAAAAGCAGGACATGAGTCCTGCATTGTGAGAAACGGTTTGAGGGCGGGGGTGGTGCCCCGCCCTTTTTTATGCAGCGCCATGAAGGGGTAAATCACAAGTGAATGTAATACCTTTTTGAATAGCGCGTTATGCAACTTTAGCGTACGAAACGCCGCGATAAACAAGCGAAACTTTCTGAGCATCAGCAATTCGCTGCGCTTTTTCCAGCTTCGCTTTGATCATTGCAAGGAAATTCATGATGGTTCTCCATGAACGGTGTTACACACCGTGAGCTTGTTGCACAAGCTCTGAGTCAAGCCCCGTTGCCTGCTTGGTGATCATGCGTCCTCATCGCTGAGGATCAACGTAAATTCAGTCTAGCCATGACAAAGGAGGAGGCGAAGCGCAATAGCTTCTTATGGTCGTGCGGCGACCTCCTCCCCCTTGCCATCGGCTGGGCCATTAAGAGGGCCTTCAATCCTCTCAATGGTTATGTATAGGAAGCCCCTGAAGCTTCCTGAACCTCCTGGCGTCCCAGAAGGGTATTCGCGAATACCAAGCAACTATACACTATTTCCGCTCACTCCAGTAGACAATTCCGCCTTGTCTCTCAATCTCATTCTTGACTCGCTTTGCGTCGCTAGGTTCCACCCATTGCTCGTAGTGTTGACCGTTGAGTTTATAGCGAATGTAAACCATGATCAAACGTCATAAATGCGGCATTCAACAGCCCATGGTTCTGCATTGCAGAATTGCTCCCAAAAGCATTCTCTACGAAAAAGCTCAGACTTTTCTATGTAGCGTGATTCGGCATGCTGGGCTTGAAGAGAATTCTCTCCGAACGTGTTGACTGCCTGCGTAAGCACTTCAGACGCTTGAAGAAGCTCTCGAATTAGAGCTTGCAAATGGGGGTTGTCCATTGAGCGTGTCATCCTTGCAATTCAGAATAGTGCGTCCTTATTTTCAAGGATGGTTCTTTTGAGGGAATGTTCAAGAGTTTGAAGCTTCGGCAACAATCGTGGTCGATACAAATGCTCTGCATTAAGAAGTTGTAAAGCAGTTTGATTGTTCACCTTGAGCAACGCCACAAGGAACTTGGTCTCTTCGTAAGTGAGGTGAATGTTGGCCACGGAACTGTAATTAGTTGTCATCCAGCACAATCCTAAAGGAATTGTTCCAACCAATTCACATCGTCATCTTTATTTGCTGCAAAAATTGCTGCAGCCATGGCGAATGCGTGGTCATCAATTCCAGTTTGTTTGCCACCGCTCACGGACCATTGTCCACCAGCTTTATAAACAACTGTCAAGTTTTTAATTTCATTCAAAGCCTTTTCGTGATTGTAAATATTGACCAATCCTGCATTGAACAATTCCCGCATTTTTGAAAATGCTTTCACTTTTGAGCTGATAGTCCAAGTGAGTTCCTCAATAGGCAATTCTCCCGAAAGGGCTTGAATGGTGCCGGCACTGTTGTATTGGTCCATGACAATTTTGTCAAACACATAGAGTTTATGCTGTTCCTTAATCCAATCCTCCACTGCATTGATATTCACTTCTTTTCTGCCGTTAATTTCAAAATCTGCAGCAAATGTGTGGAATTTGTCCACAACAAGAGTGTTGCCTTCAAAATGAACAATGCAAGCAGTGTAATTATCACGACCAACGCCGCCACGAGCAGGGTCTAGCGCTAAGACATAGCTTCCCTGGTGAGCTGCCACGGGAGGAAGCGCATGTCGTTTGTCATCCACGCATGCATCCACCACATCGCTAGCAATGAGAGCGGAGAGATTGGCGGCAAATTGAGCGCCATATTCAACCTTGAACTTTTCTGGATCGCGTTCGCGCTCCATCTCCAGAAATTCCCTACTAATTGTGGGATTCATCTCCCAAGTTGGGAGGTTTACGGCTTGTAGATAGGGGAATCGTCCTGACGCAGCCTCTTTGAAGTGTTGATAGAAGAGGCCGTCAGTAAGCCATGGTGAAGAAAGCTCTAGGATTTTGCCATTGCCGCCAAACTGAGCCACTGCAGGCGAAAGTGCGTCATAAATTCCCTTACCACCACTGTTCGCATCGCCATCCACTGCAAAAGCAAGCTCGTCAAATACGCAGGCACAACAAGCAAGACCTCTAGCTGCACGTCCTGAAGTGGGGATGGCCTTAAAGACGCAACCATTAGAAATTTCTAATTGATCAGCAGTTTCGCGAACAATTTCTTGCGCGAATGGGCTGTCAAGAATAAGTTGTCGAATATTATTTAGCGCGATGCGACTTTGATCTTGACTGTTTGCAACAGTGAGAACGTACCATTTTTCGCCTTTTCTAACTTTTTTCTTGAAATCATCTTCTAGGACAAAGCAAATGTAGACACATGCCACTGCAGCCATGAGTGTTTTGCCGCTGCGTCTTCCTAGCGCCCATGTAGCTTGTGTGTATTTCCCTGCAAAGAAACTATCAAGAATTTCTGCTTGTTTGGGATAGAGTTCAAGCTTGAGGGCGTGTTTAGCGAAGTCAGAACAGGAGATCATCATTTATGTAGTTTTTCAGAGATTGTATAGGGCGAAGGTGTTCTTTTGGTAAAAAATAGCAAGCTCTTCCCTTCACATATTCTCGCTTCCATTTCTCCTGCATCGCCTCATGAGCTTTTGCCCAGCCATGGAGAATCACTTGTTTATTCTCAACGGTTACTAGCACCAGGGTTTTACTGGGAAGTTCGTCAAATTGGCAAGTCAGATCGTAGTAATGGCGAGCGCGAGTTTTAACGTCGATGTCTGGTGGTAGATCGCAGGAGCCGCGTTTCGCCACCACATCGCCAAACACCTTGTCTTTCATGCCCAAGAAGCTCGCTACGGCCATTTCGCCGCCGGCTCCGAGGATATGCACCCTCAAGGATTCAGGGCCTGTTGCCGGGCCATTGTTGCGGCCTCGAAGTTTTTTCGCTTCATTGACTGACTGCCTGCGACGAGCTTCGGCGTGAATGGCGAGCTTCTCTTCGTTGGTGAGTGTCCACTCTAGGCCCATGTTGTGCATGTTGTGCTACCAGCTAACGGTAGCGAGCCCGTAGAATGTGTCAATAGGCTTTTCTTCCAATGGCAAATATCACCGAAAGCGGCGGCGTGGTCAATCTTGGTCATAACGGTCAAGAGGACGTACGGATTGATGGTTTGCAAAATGTCTTCACTGGCATGGGCACCAGTCGAGATAAAACCACAAGGACGACAGTCAGTGCCATCACCTTCATGAACAAGGAAGACCTTGAGGGTCTTTATGTTCATTGGCTCACTCGTCGCATTGTGGATCTCGTCGCTAACGAATGCACTCGCGAAGGTTTTGAGATTTTGTTTGGAGGAGAGGGCGTCAATGCTCAAACGCTATCGGGCGTGGAGCAAGCCATTGAAGATTTGGAAATTCTTCAGTATTTCAACGAAGCAGCAAAAACCTCTCGACTGTATGGCGGCAGTGCGTTAGTTCTTTACATCGACGATGGTCGCCCTGCATACATGCCTGTCGATAGGAACAACATTCGTTCTGTTGAGGGAATGGAATGTCTGGACAGGCATCAAATCGCACCAATTATCAGCGAAGAAAGTCTTTACGACTATTCCAAAGCAACGTATTATCAAATTATTTCTGGCGATCTAATTCAACAGCCCAATTTGTTTCGCATTCATAAAGATCGCATTTTGCGTTTTGATGGCATTTGGTTGCCATATCGAGTGCGTCAAAAGAACTATGGCTGGGGTATGTCAGTGTTGCAGAGTGTCTATGAAAGTTTTAAGCATTACTACACAGGCACTAGCAGCATCGCCACTCTTTTAACTGAATTTGATGTTTTTGTCCATAAAGTGCGCGGCCTGGCATCGATGCTGGCGGCTGGTAAGGAAAGTCAAGTGAAGAATCGCTTGGAGCTAAATGACATGAGCAAAAGCATCTATCGCGGCTACGCGATTGATGCTGAAAAAGAAGAGTTGGAATTTGTTGGTAGGCAGTTTGGGGGTGTGCCGGAAATCCTAGAAAAGCTTCGGGTGGATATTATTGGGGCATCTGGTATTCCTCACACATTGCTTTTCGGTCAGTCCCCTTCGGGACTAGGGGCCACTGGTCGTAGCGAAGAGCGTGATTTCGCGAAAACTTGTCATCATTATCAAGAAACACATCTGCGTCGTCAGCTACAAAAACTGATGACCTATGTGATGTTGAGCAAAAACGGCCCAACAAAAGGACAATTGCCAGAGAATTGGCGGATTGGTTGGAAGCCATTATTTGAAATGAATGAGCGCGAACTTGCTGACGTGAGGGCGCGTGTTGCAGCAGTCGATGCTCGTTACATTCAGGTGGGAGTGCTCACTCCTCAGGAAGTGGCTGATTCGCGATTCGGGAAGAGCGAATACAGCATTGAAACCACTATTGATCCGTCCATTCGCCGTGAGTTACCAGAGAAAGCTGCCAAAGGTGATGTTCCTCCTGGCGGTCGCGATCCTTTGGATCAAGCCAATGGAACGTTGCCCATGGATGGCACTCGCAATGCGACAGACAGTGAAGAGTCAGTTAATGATGAAGCAGGGTTGTTCCTACCAAGAGACTTGGAGCACATTCGTGGTGATGTGAAATTTACAGACAAGAGTTTGCACAACGCGGCAGTTGCTGCAGCAAAAAGCAAATTCAAAGTGTGGCCGTCAGCATATGCAAGTGGCTATGTCGTACAGCATTACAAGGCGGCATACAAGAAGAAGCATGGTTCATTGTCTGGCGCATTTAAGAATGATGATGGAGAATTGCATGCAGATGATCTTGACAAATGGTTTAAGGAAAAATGGGTGAGGATTGGCGCAAATGGTGAAATCCTTGGTCCATGTGGAGCGCGTGAAAAGGGCGAGGGCAAGCCAAAATGCTTGCCAGAAGCAAAAGCGCAAGGCATGTCAAAGGAAGCCAGGAAGACGATTGTGGCTCGAAAGCGCAGAAAAGATCCCAATGCCAATCGCAAGGGAAAGGCCAAAATGGTCAGCAGCAAAGTGGATGCAATTGAGCCAATCAAAGCAGAAGGGCTAATTCTGTCTGACATTGACGAAGCTTCTCTTGTGACGGAGGAGGATGTGCAGGCGGCTTTGTCTGAATGGAAGCAACAAGCTCCTGAACGGTTTAAGGACATTCTGGAGGCAGAAGATGCTGAGCCCTCTAAGTGACTCTTGGCCGAGGTTTGATGCGGATTGGAGCTACGATCCGAAGCTGGGGCGCTATCGGCGCCCCAATGGTCGCTTCATGAGCGAAAAGGCTGTTGCAGCTTTAATTGACGGGCGCATTGCTAATCTTGGCGACAGCTTGAAGCGTTTTACGAGAATGTTGATTGATGGGAACATTACGATTGACCAATGGCAAAGCAGTGTCCGCGAAGCAATTAAAAATTCTCATATTCAGGCAACAGTGCTTGGCCATGGTGGCAAGTCTGGAATGGGGCCTGCGGAATATGGTCGCATCGGTCAAAGGCTTCGTGCGGAATATCGTTATTTGCAAGGTTTTGCTAGTGATATTTTGGCTGGCCGCGTTTCTCCTGCCATGGCTCTTGCTCGTGTGCAGCTATACGCTGAGTCTGTTCGAGGCAGCTACTGGGAGGGTGCCAGTATTCGACAAGCCAAACAAGGATATTCAATGATGCGGCGTCGCCTTGATGCACAGGCGGCGCATTGTGATGACTGTTTGCGTTATGCGGCAATGGGACTCCGTCCGATTGGCAGTTTGCCACTGCCTGGCCAGAGGTGTGAGTGCCGCAGCAATTGCAAATGTTCTGTGGAGTACAAGCGAGGGGCTGGGATTGGTGTCGCAGTGTAAGATGGCATCTCTCGCTCCCCAAGGGAAATGGCAAAAGCAAGAAAGCCGTTACCGACTGACCTCATTGACGAGTATTTGAAACTGGAAGAGGGAGGCGTCCTTGTGTGGAAAAAATCGCCACATCCCAGAATTGCAGTTGGCGCTAAAGCGGGAAGATCGGGAGGCAAGCGTCACAGTCAGGTTTGCCTGAAAAGGAAACACTATGGCTATCACAGGATTGTGTATTACTTGGCTTATGGCATTGATAGTCTTGGCTGGGAGATTGACCACATCAACCGAGACCCTTCCGATAATCGACCAGAAAATCTTCGCTTAGCAAGCGAAGCTGAAAATAAGTGGAATGCTGGATGCCAAGCCAACTGTAAATCTAGCCTGAGAGGGATACGGTCGCGGTTTTGGGGTGCTTCTACCAAATGGGAAGCTCGCTATAGGGGACGGTACATTGGGTCCTTTGACTCTAGGGAAGAGGCAGTTGCGGCTTGGGAAGCAGTGGTGAAGCCATATGCCGGAGAGTTTTTCCTGCCACAAAAACTGCCACTATGATTTGGCCAGCGATTTGTTTTTTTTCGTGGCCAAAATTTTGTACGTTGGTGACCTTGCGGTGCAAACCGGATTTGGGCGTGTTGGTGAAAAACTCACTGCACAACTGAGTCAAGAGCATGAAGTGGTGGCACTTTGCTCCAACTGGTGGGGCGACCCCCATGATCTCCCCTACCGGATGTATCCAGCAATGCCAGGCGGTAGCGATCCATTCGGAACGCATCGAATTGTTGAAGTGCTTCAGAAAGAGAAGCCGGACATGGTGCTTGCTGTCAATGACATTTGGATTTTGAATAATCTTTGGAATGTTGCCAAGCGTGTAAAGGAAGAGCTTGACTTCAAATGGTACGGCTACTTCCCAGTGGATAGCTATGGCTTCTTCCCTGATGTGTTTAAGGAATGCCAAGAATGGGATGGCATGGGCACTTACACGCAGTTTGGGCTAGAGGAAGTGCGTAAAGCTGGTTGTGACATGCCTTGTGACGTGATTCCGCATGGCATCGAAAGGAAAGATTTCTTCAAAATGGACAAAGCTGCTTGTCGCGAAGAATTCAAAATTGATCCCGATCAATTTATTGTTTTTAATGGCAATCGCAATCAGCCACGGAAACGGATTGATATTACGATTCGTGGATTTTTGAAATTTGCCGTGGACAAGCCTGATGCAAAGCTTTGGCTGCACATGGGGGCAAAGGATCAAGGGTGGGACATCATTCCATTGTTCAAGCGCATGGCTCGTGACATGGGCATTGATCCTACGGGGCGGATGATCCTCACTTCTAGGCAGTTTGATGTGACACGATGCTTGCCTGTGGATGCCTTGAATCGAGCTTACAACTGTGCCGATGTGGGGGTTAACACTTGCATCGGAGAGGGTTGGGGACTGGTCAATTTTGAACATGCCGCTACTGGCGTGGCACAAATTGTGCCTGACCACACATCAATGAAAGAGATCTTTCGTGGCATTCCTCGGATTCCTGTGGAGAGCTGGGAAGTGGATTGCAATTATGGTTTGGACAGGGGCCAGCCATCTGCAGATGGCTTGGCCGATATTTTGAATCACTACTACGAGCATCGCGACGACCTTCAGAAAGTGGCCGACTGGTGTTATCAGATGACACAAGAGGACGTGTATTCATGGGAAACGATTGGCAATGCATTCTTGCAAATTGTCAATCGCACTCTCGTAGAACCCCCCAAACCCAAGCGTAAGCGCAAAATTAAGGAGGCTTGATCATGCAGTTTCGTTTTCGCGAAAACACCTACGACGCATCGATTTTTGATTTTGTCGTAAGGCAAAATGAATATGAGCTTGGTGATTTGTCCGGCAAGCGTATTCTCGATGTGGGGGGTCACATTGGTTGCTTTGCATTGAAGGCATTTCGTTGCAATGCGGAAAAAATTGTTTCTTTTGAGCCCAATCAAGAGAATTACGACTTGGCAGCTTCTAATTTGAAAGAGCTAGGAGACAAGTCTGAAGTGGTTCGGGCGGCGGTCTCCAGGAGCGACAAGCAAGTGGAGGTGCGGTTTGAACCGAGTGATGATGCCGTTAATTCTGGCGGGGGTTGCAGTGTTACTGGCCTCGGAGAAGTTGTTCCTTCCATTTCTCTTGATGAGGCCATTGAAAAATATGAGCCGAATTGGATCAAGATTGATGCGGAAGGGGCGGAGTTTCCTGCTCTCTACACTTGCACCAAGCTCGATCAAATCGAAACGATCATTGGAGAATTCCACAATGGCGTGGGAACGCAAGGAATGGGGACGTTCATGTTTGAAGAAAACACGCCGGAATTTCTAGCGGATTTTAAGGGGCGTCTTTCTATGGTTGAATTGGCGAAATTGTTAAAAGAGCAAGGTTTTCGTGTGCTGTATGAATATACGGCAGGAGAACAACTTGGTCTGTTTTGGGCATCGAAGAATTTTGATGGTCTTCTAGTGGAGCCTGAATAACTTAAGATTTATTAAGTAATGAGCGCAATCAAGCCATGACTGGACGTAGAGCGAAAATTCGCAAGGTGATGAACGAATTTAAGGCCGGAACACTGAAGAGCAGTTCTGGCGAAAAGGTGACAGATCCGCGTCAAGCCATGGCAATTGCGCTCATTACTTAATAAATCTTAAGTTATTCAGGCTCCACTA